GTGGGATTTAGCAAGCGGCGCAGTAACGCAATACAACACAACGGACTTACGAGTATACCCCAACTGGTCACGATGGGGGATAGATTTTATAATTCTAAGTTGGGGATACGTAACAAACGCCATGCCAGCGGTAGTTGCACCAAATATTGCGACATTCGACCTAGAGAATATCGATATGATGAGAGAGGAAATCTTAGCCTTCGCTCAAACAAGTTCCGCGTATGTAGTAAATAGCTTCGGACTACCACCGTACAACTGGCTACATGAACAACCGAACGGGATACCCAATGTGCTAATGAGTCAGGAAGGGTTAGCGGTAAAAACGTACCTAAACGACAAGTTTAATAACTGGGTTGAAACTGAGAGCATTACGTATATTAATAATGCGAGTGCGGTGACAATCAGTGGCGGGAAGTTTACAATGGATCAGTTGAACTTTAGTAAGAAAATGTTTGACTATCTGAATCGGACAAACGTAGCAGGAGGGAGCTGGTATGACTGGGTAGAAGCGAGCTGGGACACGAACGTGATGCAAAAATCAGAGATTCCGGTATTTAGAGGGGGATTGATTAAAGATGTGATATTCCAGGAACGAATAAGCACATCAGCAACAGAAAGTCAACCATTGGCAACACTGGCAGGAATCGGACGAACAGCGCAAGGGCAAAAAGGCGGGAGACTAGTAATCAAAACAACAGAACCGTGTCTGATACAGTGCATGATGAGCTTTACGCCCAGAATCAACTACAGTCAAGGCAATAAATGGCATATACTACTAGAAACGATGGAAGATTTGTTTAAACCTGCGTTTAATCAGATTGGGTTTCAGAACGACATAAACGAGTATCGAGCCTGGTGGTCAACACATCACAACGGGGCGGACTGGGTACAAACGTCAGCAGGGTTTTTACCAGCCTGGACAGAATACCAAACAGACGTAGATGAAGCATATGCAAATTTTGCGTATGGAATGCCACAAGATTTCATGGTATTCCTGAGAGGATATCAATGGGAGGAAAATGCCGGGGTAGTAAATATCAAGGACTTGACGACGTATATCGATCCAGTTAGATACAACCAGGTGTTTGCTCAAACAAGTCTAGACGCAATGAATATATGGTTTCAGGTGGGACTAGATATCGAATGCCGGCGGAAAATGTCAGCTAAAATTATGCCACGGGTGTAATAAAATTGCAAAAAACAGCAGGAAAACCGCAAAATATTTCAAAAAGGTGAAGACCTGGTTGCGGAGCGCCCGGCTAAGTGGCCTAAAACACCTGGTCTTTACCGCAAAAAACCGCAAAAATGCACAATCCAAACAGACGAGAAAAAACAAGCCTGCGAGTGAGCAAAATACAGCAGGGAGAAACGATGGAGCGCAAAATGCAGAGAATGATGCAACAAGGCGCAGACCTAAACGACACAACGGACTTAATCTTCACGGAAAGAAAGGACGGGGTGATACCAGAGACGGACATAAGGAACGAGTGGTGGGATGTAGCGGTCGAGGCAGCAGACACGGCGACAAAGGATCATTTAACGAAGCGGGACGCAAGACACAACCCGCCAGCGGATGAAACCAAGAGCGGAGGCGAAGCTAAATCGGACAACACGAAGGAATAGTGTAGACGGTATTACGAACAAAGGTAAATAATTGATTAACAATATCTTAAAAAGCGGTACGCGTCTACACTATAATAACAAGTATGGTGTACCGCTTTTTAAGAAAAAAGCGCGAAAAAATGGCAGAGCCGTTAAGCTGGGGAGCACAGTTAGGAATGCAAGCAGCGGGAGGGGTGCAAGATGCACTACTGGGGCTGGCACTGGAAGGTCATAACGACCGAAGACAAATTAAGCAACAAGGGAAACTACTGGAACAACAAGCAGCGGTAGACCGGAGGCAGACAGCCTATAACCAACAGATAGGACTCGATACCTGGAGAAAAACGGGGCCGGTGGCAATGACTGAGGAACTAAAAAAAGCAGGGCTAAGTCCAGCGCTGCAATACGGAATGGCAGGAGCTGGGGGACAAAGTGTAGGTAGCGGAGGATCTAGCGTAGATGGAGCGAAAGCGCCTGGTGGCGGAGGTGAAGTAATGGGAATGGCAATGATGAAAGCGCAAATGGACTTGATTCGAGCGCAAACGAAGAACGTAGAGGTAGAAACAGAGAACAAAGCAGGAGTAGACCGAGAACTAAAAGGGGCACAAGCGGGATTAACAACAATACAGGGTGAACTAGCAGGAATCGAAGCGAGAATGAAAACAGATACGTACGAGGCTACAAAAGCAGCGATAGAGGCAGCAGCGAAAAAAGCAGCAGCAGAGGCATACATAGCAGACGAAACAAAAAGAGATCGGGTAGATATAGTGGAAGGTGAGTTAATCGGGTTGACACTAGCGAACGAACTTAAAAGAGCACAAACGGGAGTAGCAGAAGAAACGATCAAAAAGATTATCGCTGAGGTAAAAATGGGATGGAAGAACCTGGATATACAAGCCAAAAACGCAGCGGCCCATATGATGAGCAGCGAAGCAGCAAAACAAAACGCAAATACGAATGTACGAGAATTCTTAGAGCACGTAAGAAAAACGGACTACGACTACGAAATCCGCAGGGGTGCACTAGAATTGGAACGATGGCTAAAGGATGTACCCGAAAGCACAAAACTAACGGTAGGTGCATTAAGTAATGTACTGGGGACGGTGCAGAAAAAAGCAACAAAACAAGAAAAGTAATGTGTCTGTACCCAAAATTGGTGCAAAATCCGAAATACAAACCGAACAAAAAGAACGGGGGGAGCGTGCCCCGCATGCAGGATAAGCGTGTGGGGCTCGTGCCCGTTAAATGCGGGTTATGCATGGAATGCGCAGCAGCAAGAGCCGGGGAGTGGAAAGGGAGATTATTGGAAGAGGTACGACTAAATGAAACGAAAGGGAATTTCGTGACACTAACGTTTAGCAATGAAGGGTGGACAGAGCTAGTAGAATGCGTACTAAAGGAAAACGGAAAGCTAAGTGGCTACGAGCTAGATAATGCAGTGGCAACAGAAGCAGTGAAGAAATGGCGCGAAAGATGGAGGAAACATAACGGGAAAAGCCCGAGGCACTGGTTTATAACCGAGCTGGGGCATGGACAGACGGAGCATCTACATATGCACGGGGTGGTGTGGACAGAAGATACGGCGGAGATTGAAAAAAGGTGGAGGTTCAAGCAAGTAGGGAAGGATAAGTGGTCTTACGGGTGGGTGACAATCGGGGATGGGAAAAAGCGAAACTACGTAAACGAAGCAACGATTGGATACATTACGAAATATATAACAAAACTAGACGTAGAGCATAAGTATTACAAACCCAAGGTGTTATGTAGCCCAGGGATTGGAAAAAAGTTCGTAGAAACGTTCAACGCAAAACAGTGTAAGTACAAGGGATCGGAAACAAAGACGACATACACAACGCCGCAAGGGTTCGATATGAATCTGAATGTGTACTGGCGCAACAAAATATATACGGAGGAAGAACGTGAGGCGTTATGGTTACAGAAGCTGGATAAAGGTGAAACGTGGATAGGGGGCGAGAAGATAAAAGCAGACGACAGCGAAGCGAGGGCAAAACTGCTAAAATATTATCAAAAAGTATCAAACAGACTGGGATACCCAAGCCCAGGGAATTGGGAAGCCAAGCGCTACGAGGAGGAAAGACGAGCGCTAAAACAACAGATGAGGATAGTTAAGAGTAGTATAAGAATAATAAAGATAGAAGGCTTCCAAGAACCGGGCTTGGATGACTGGTGATGATGGTAATAATTTGGATGAGCGACAAAGCAAGCGCCCGGCGGGAGCCGGGGAAATAATGGCAGTTGCTCACAACTGCCAGACAGCAAGCGACCAGGGGGAACAAGTCCCCCCTGGTCGCTTGCTGTTTACAAATATGCACAAAAGTTTACCACTAAAATACGTGTGCATGTTAGGGAAATAAGATCGGAACAAAGTCGGTTAGTTGTTCCACCGAAGCGATGCGCTCCATGAAAAGGCTAGAAATAGGCTAAAAAAAGATTGATAAAAATTATGACATACCAAAAATAAAGATGTATAATTGGGGATTAATTCACTACTAAAAAAGCAAAACATGTACAAAGAACTGACAGGCTACGAAGCCGAAATAGAAAACCTCTGGAAAGAGGCCGAAGGTGAAAAGCCAAAAAAAGAATTAACAGGAGCTGAGGCACTGAAGCCGACGGCGGAAATGTGGTATGTATTCTTTAGGGAGAATGGGAAGGTCTACAGATATCTGAAGGTACAGATAGAAGATGTGGAACTATGTTTCCCGGCAGAAGAAAGGCCAGCGCTGAGGGTGATTAGTGAAAAGGCACTTGAACGACTAAATCAAGACTCATGGAACGAAAGGACAGTTTCACAGCCATTACCGTCACGGTAGACGAAGATGGAGTAATACTAAGCCCAGAACAGTTAATGGAAAAGGATTGGATAACTATTTTAAAAACAAAAACTTATGAACGCAGGAGTGAACACCGGATTTGCATCATCTGGACAAGAGTTGTTAAACCAAGCAGCCAACTCAGAATCGAGTTTAATGGAGCGACACCCGATAGTGGGAACACCCTTTGAAGTGATAAAAGAGGGTGGTAAATGGTTTGGGATAATGGGCTACAACAAACTTACGGACGACATGGACGAAATGCAGGACGTACTAACATGGATGGAAGAAAACCACTGGGAATTACTAGTGCGAGTAATTACGATGGTGGTACAGACGATTGACCTACACAAAATGAAGATGGCGAAAGAAGCTTACGAGAAGAAACAGGCTGAACAGACAGAAAAAGAGGCATTTAACGACTTTAACTAAAACATATGAAAACAGTATTTGGAGGGAACCGAATTGGTTCCGGCAAAAAAATGATGGTAGAGTTTGAAGGCTACCAACGAGCGACTTTCAATAAAAGGAAGATCGTAACAGGTACAAGTAGCATAGGAACGGTAACGCCAATCTACACAGATATAGCGCTACCCGAAGACACTTGGGACATAGGTATGGCGAGCGAGGTGTATACAAACCCGACAGTAGGGCCCTTGTTCGGGTCGATTAAAGGAGAATACTACTGGTTTACGTCGGACATACGACTATATAACAGTTTCTTGCACAACAATAAGCTACGGATCGGCAGGGACATTAGTCAGGTGAAATTCCCACAGATTGAGCTAACGGCAAGGGTGATCGATTTAGATACAGTAACGAACCTGGACGCGGCGCAGATAAACCCAAGCAGTCTTCTAGCGTGGCTAGGAATACGGGGAATTGGGATAGTGCCCACGACAAATGTGGATAGAAGCTTTAACGCAATGGGGATTTTAAGTTACTGGGATGTAATTAAAAATTACTATGCCAATCAGCAAGAAAACATAGGCGCCGTTATACACTACGGGGAAGTAACACCAACAGTACAGACGATTACGCTAGTAATGGTGAACAACGTTACAACAGCAGTAATACCAGAAGCACCAGCAACCGCGACAGAAATTTACAGACTAAGGCCAACAAACTGGATAACAATAAGGCACACAGCAGGAACCCCGCCGGATCCAAAACAAATATACTTCGTTCTCGACGACGGGAGAATGATAACAGCGTGGGATTTAGCAAGCGGCGCAGTAACGCAATACAACACAACGGACTTACGAGTATACCCCAACTGGTCACGATGGGGGATAGATTTTATAATTCTAAGTTGGGGATACGTAACAAACGCC